GCCAGTTAGAAAACTAAAAGTCTGCGTCCTAGGGACTAAGTTGCTTGCTTGGATATAAATAGGCGCTGTGCCCTGTTGCGGATTTGCCGCAAGTGGTGTCAACGCCACAAAGGGGAGTGAGACAGTAACCCCGCTATCCGAAGTAGTATCTATGCTGCCGCCAGAGTATTTTAGGCGTGGGATGACGATGCTTATGAATTTTGTATCCGCGTCTAGGGCCTGTGTATTCTGCAATTGCAGTATAAGTTTGGATTCTGTCTCTTGGATAAACTTATCGAAAGCGGATGAACTTGAAAAAAGAACGCTAATCTGCCCCGTTACTTCTACAAAACGTCCGAAGAAGATATTAGATACAGTTTCGGAGCCCACCGTCTGCGGCGCCAACATGCTGTTGTTGATCGAAATTTCAGCCGCAGTAACCACGCCAAGGACATTGCTGCCTTCAAAGAGCGTGCCATTTATAGCTGTGTATGGCGTTGTTTGTGCGGCGTCCGCATATGTAGAGGCAGTGCTTGTAGAGGAGAAAGAAGAAGCATCCCGGCCTATAAGATTGAAGGAAAGAGTAGCGAGGCCGGAAGCAGGCACAGAGAACGTGACCTGATTAACTCGGATACCCTTGAACTGCTGGTAGAGATTGAGGTCTGAGAGCCAACGTTCAACAGTAAAAGAACGATACGTGCCCTCAAGCGATGCTTTGCGCCCTACCTCATACACACGATTGACGGCGACACTTGAAGAAGTAGAGGTAAGAGTCCCCGGCTCTACTTGGATTGTCGATGCGGAAACGCTAACTGCGGTAAGATATACACCCGTTATACCAGCCACAGGCCCATTTGGAGAAGTAAGGTAGAAAACTTCGCCATCCCTGAAGCCGTTTGAAATCAGGTCATAGCCTGCGGTTAGGCAGGTGATGCGGCTGTTCGCTGCATCAACACTCGCCGTAAACGCACTCGCGATAGGTGCCGCCGTCGCCCACGTTCCGCCTATGGCTGCTTCAAGCAGATCATCCCAAGACTGTTCTGAAACCTCGCCTACAATGTCCCCCGCTACACTCCTATATCCGTGGAATAGATTTTGTCGCACTCGGGACGAGAGCCTAGCGTCAGGTTGCCTAGTTTCTTTTTGTAGGTTGACGTTGAGATTTACGTCACGGATACGCTTAAACGGTTGGCCTACAGGCGTAGAGCCAAAGACGCTTTCCGCGACATAAGTATATTCGGCAAGCGAGCCTGCTGCGATACTACCGCTCATCGCCTCGCTTTTTCACCCCATCACTAAATATGTTAAAACCAAAGCCTGCGTGGATTTTGCGGGAAGACTTCCGAAGCCGCAAACGCAGAGTTCATATCGTTCTTCCAAGCCATGTTAACATGGTATCCTGGCAGAACAACAGGAAGGTCATCCTCACTCTCTTGGTCAACCAGAGTGCCGATGTCGTCAATAGCGTCGCCTTCACTCGGGCACGGGACGCCTTCATGGAATTGAAAACCTGCGTCAAGGCAGGCCTGTAGAAAACCGTCTCTATCGTCAAAGCGATGGAAGGAGTATGAATACCCGCTCATATTTTATTTTTCAAATCAAAGAGAGGCCTTGTCAACGGCAAAAGATTGCTCTTTTGCCGTTGACGAGGGCCTTATTACGCGTTACCGCGCTGGATCGAGAGCGAAGACGTGCCTTGCGTGACGTTGGCTGCAAGGGGCTTCAGCGCCACGAAAGGCATGGTCACGGTGATGCCCGTGTCGGGGCTATCGTCCACGTCACCGCCGCTGTACTTGATACGGGGTAGAACGAGGGTTACAAACTCAGTCGTGCTGTCGAGCGAATCCTTATTCTGAAGCCGCAGAATAAGTGTCGATTCCGTCTCGTTCACGAACTTGTTGTGCATGTCAGCATTGGTGAACAAAATGGTAATCGTGCCGCTCACATCGGCAAATCGACCAAAAAGAAGGTCAGGCGTCACGTTGGCGCCAACTACCTGAGGCCCTGCCATGTTGTTGTTGACAGTCAACTCGGCAGCGGTGACAAGGCCAAGAACAGCGCCGCCTTCATACAACTCGCCGTTGACAGCAGCAAAGGGGGTGGTCTGCGGTGCAGCGGTGTAGGTAGAAGCCACAGAAGATGCAGAGAACCCTGTGCCGTTCTGTCCGATAACACCGAACGTCACGCTTACTAGGCCAGAAGCCGGGATGGAAATGGTCATCTGGTTCAAACGGACGCCACGGAACTGCTGGTATAGGCTGCGGTCTGTCAACCAACGCTCGATGGTGAAAGAGCGATAGGTAGTGCCGATGGCAACCTTGCGGCCTGCAACTGCAATAACAGCGGAAGCGGTAGCCGTGGTCCCGATAGTGCCGGGCTCAACCTCAATGGTGGACACGCCGACGCTCAGTGCGGTGAAGAAGCGATCAGTCAAACCCGCCACTGCGGGGGTTGCGGTGATTGCGAAAACGTCGCCAACGCGAACCCCAAGCGTCGGGAAGTTGGCTGAGCCTACCGTAATGCGATTGGTGGCCGAGTTGGAAGCAACGCTGGTGAAAGGAGCCGAAGCGCCGGTTGCCCAAGTGCCGCCCATGATGGCTTCAATAAAGTCATCCCAAGACTGCTGAGAAAGCTCACCAACAATGTCACCAGTGACAGAGCGATAGCCGTGGCGCACATCTTGGCGCATACGGTCAGAGCGACGCTCCTCCGACTGATAGGCTTCCTTCTGAAGATTGACCGAGAAACTTACGTCGCGAACGCGCTGAAAAGCCGAACTGACCGGGGTTGTGCCGAAAGTGACTTCAGCAACATAGCCAATTTCGGTAAGTGAGCCCGCTGCAATTGAACCGCTCATGTTGTTCTCCTGAGAACTTAGGGCGGCAAAAATGCGTTGCCGCTAAAAAATATATACCTTTCCACGTATAATTGAATGGCTCCTAGCAAGTCAATGCGTTGTTAAGTCGGGACGTAAGCAAACCAAGGAACAGTCAGTCGGATACGCCAGAACGGGCCTTCTCGGTCATTTGAGGCCATACTCGGCGTGGCTTCAATGTTGACTGAAATAGAGTCGCTTGTCACAGCTAGACCCCGATAGAAGTGCTGCCTAATCCTCTCCGCCAAGTCAGAAGCGGGGTTGGGGCCTTGATCTTGCGGCGCGTAAACGTCAACCTGATAGACGCCACTCTCGAAATCCATAGCGCTCTTATGGTTGGCGGCGGGGCGCGTTGGCGCAGGTAAGAAGTTCACCCGCAAATGGATTTCCGTGGTCTTGGGCGTAAAAGACACATTCTCCCACGCCACACTAGGAAGCGAAGAAAGGCTGTTGAGACGCGCGTTTAGGGCATTGCGGATTGACTTCAAACTCATCGAACTGTCCTAGCCGCGCGGGCCGCATTGGAGACGAGAGAGGGCCACGCCTTGGCATTGACGCGCATCATGCCATAAGGCGCTTGGAAAGAAAATCCGGAGGGGAGCGTCTTGTTTCGGAAATCATCTGGTATTTCATACCTACCAAATTCCAATGTGCCGATATAACCCACCGTGTTGACGAGGTAGAGCGTCGTGTGGACACGCGGAGAATATAAGGCATATGTGCCCGCAGCGTTACGAGAAGTCGCATCTCCCGTGGGGTCTAGCGGCGTATTATTTGAACTAAGATTAGTGTCAAACCCTGCAATCCAACCGCCGCGTGCCCGGCCTACGCTGCTGGGGTCGTGCAGCCAAGACTTACCCTTAGGGCCATACTCTAGGTCAATCGGCGTGGCTTTGATGATATTTGTCGCAAGTTTAGTCGCGGCGCCGGAAACCGTTCGAGCAAGTCGGCGTTCCGTCCTTTGGGCGAACTTAGCGACTTGCTCTGCGAACATTATTTTTGAGCCAAAAGCCGATACATCACAACCGTGCCACTCTCAGGTATGGCCTGCACCCTTGTGATTTTATAAGGCTCGGTAGTTGATACCGGGGAGCCGATTGTCATTCCTGGCTTTGGTGCAAACGCCGCCCCGCTTGCAGTCAAATAGATTTCAACCTCTGAGGTTTCAGCAAACTCGGGGTCATCAAAACGACTATCACGCGAAAAAGATTTTCCGCGTAAATCTTGTGTGGCCGTGCTTGCCGTGACTGACCCTGTTGACGGGGTGAAAACCTGATCGCTCCGTTTCGTGACTCGGAAAACGTCGCCATATTTCTGAAGTAGGCGAAGACCAGTTCCGTCGCGAAGCCGTTCGAAGATACTAGCGCTCATGTCCTGACGATCTGTGGGAAACCGAGGGGTTGGCAAATAGGCTTTAGGATGAACTCGATATCCCGAAACAGAGTCACAGACCTTGCCCTAGAATCATACTTCACACGGATAGGCCCGATCTGTTCTTCAAGAACGGAATCATTTCGCGTCAGGTCAGGAATGAGATTTTCTCCATCACGGGACCGTAGTGCTAAAGCGCATACTGCATCTTTTAATTCTTTTGGAAGTTCACTTTCATCAACTGTCCATCCGTCCCGGCGAACAGCATAAGCGCGGGGCCAAGAAAGGGCCTGATTTTCCGTTTTCTTGAGCCCGATCCAGCGCTCATAATACGCGCCTTCGATATACCGCATAGCCTTCATGATATCAGCGTCCGCCGATACCGGGGGAGCGAGGCCATAGAGACGTGCGTACGCTGCAACGTCCGCGCCAAGAACGTAGGTCTGTGAATTGGTTTTACCCGAACCATCTTCAAGAATAAGAGCCATGACTTCCACCCCATCCGAAGGTTCGGGTTATATCAATTTCCACCAGACTTTACAAAGGCATCTCGTTCGGCAAGCCAGATAGCATCTGCTTCAGGTGAAATGGTGTTGCCCATCCAAGGGCCGCCTAGCGTATAGTGCGCAATCTTCGCAGTTTGGATATCATACCCAGGCTCACCAATAAGGGCATTCCACTCTCGTGGTAGCGCGCCAATATGCTTGTCAGGGTTTTTGATCCAGTCAAACCTATGTAAATCTCGCCCAGGCACAGAATTGATATGGGCAAGGTTCAAGCAATCATTCGCAAAATGATTGCAGTTGAAGGCCATGACTGAGGACCAATTTTTGAAACTATAGTGCGTCTGAATCTGTCCGTCCATCTTTAGCATAGTGGATGGGTTATACTCGTGCTTGACGCACATCACTGCATACTTGCTTTCTAGCAAGTCAAACAATTTCGCAATGTCCTCCAAGAACAGAACATCGCAATCGACAAAGATGGCCCATCCGGCATAGCCATATTTTGCCCTGTGCAGGATGGGAGTCAAAAACCGGCTGATCGCGAACTCTGTAGACTGCGGGGCTTCTGAGATCACGTCCCACAGTTTGCCCTCTCGCGTTTCAGTCTGTCGCCAGATCATCCCTTGATCGCGCAAGTCATCAATTTTGAGAGGGACAACGCTAACGGGCACAGAGGCCCGCCGCTTCAAACTGAACTCTGCGACCTTATACGCTTCGACTTCTCGGCTGTCGTAGCCCATATAAACGGTCGGCACCATTAGTCCCACCCAAGAATAAAATCGTCAACGACGCGCTGCTTAACTGTGGCGCCCCAAGACAAAAGCAGATCGAGTGCCGCGTACTGCTTCCACTCGAAGATATCCCACGGCTTTTGCTCGATACAAATAATAGGCTTGCATCGCCGGATTGTGCCCTCAGCGCCAAGAACGATGGGATATTCATACCCCTCAACGTCCATCTTGATCGCACTTACAAAAGGGTGGTTCTCCGCATCGAGCGTAGTTAAGGGCACCGTGTAGTTGATCGAAGATGCCTCTCGCTTTGCGGCATCTTGCGAAGCGACATGGGTGCCCGCCGTAACGTCGGGGCGATACTCCATGACTACCTCGCCAATCGTATTACCTAGAGCAACCCGCCGCAGTTCGACGTTCGACGTGGGCTTCTCTGGATGCTCGATGGTATTGAGCATGAAGCACCGTTGGTTGATCTCGATAGGCTCGTAGGCCACAACACGGTCAAAAGCACGGGCGAAGTGCATAGACCACATGCCAACATTCCCACCTACGTCCAGCACTAGGCTGCGTCGGTTTGAAGGCGTGTGGTTGAGCATAGCTACGAGGGTGTGAAGCTGGTAACTCCCCTCGCCCTTGCTGTTCTGCTTAGCAGCGCCTTCAAGGAAAGGCAGAAGGTGTTCCTCTGTGGCGGGGAGCCAAATCCCCGCCACCTTCTTGATATCTGTCATCAGGCTTGCACCACCACATCAGAACTGTATGAAGCGCCCGCCTGCTTGCGTGCACCCTTCAAATGATCCACATACCCACGCCAATCAGAATTGACGATGGGGTGGCTTGTATTGAACGAGAGATCGTCTCCGAGATTGACGGCGCGCACCATGCCATCCTTCACCCCACCTGCCACAAGTGTATCGAACACATGGCAATCCGTCCAAGCGGGCAAACGGAAAACTTGGTCCTCAACATAGACCTGCCAGAAGATGCGGAGCATCGCCACGACATTGGCGTTGTTGACGCGGAACATAAGGATGCCCGCTTCTGTATGGTTATTGTTGCGAGGAAAATGCCCGATGTGTGCCCAGGTCGGGAACTTATCAACCAAGAACGCATCCGTAAGGGGCGTCTTGAATACCGTGTCCCCGTCAAACCAGACCAAGACTTCAGGCTGATCCTTCAAATCCAGTGCGCTAAAGATGCGGAGGGCCGCAGCAATCGCAGCGGGCTTATGGGAAAACTTCACCGCGTCAAAACGATAGTCGTAGGTGCGCCCAAAGCGACCATGGACTACGGGGGAATTGTGCCGCGCCTTGAACTCCGTAAGGCTTGTTGCTTCCTCGTCCAGAGCGAAGAACTTCACAAGCGGAGTGTCTTCGGTATCGTGAAGAAGGGCCGTATCACTGAAAACCCAAAGTTGAGAATCGGCTAGTGGATTGGCGAGGTATGATTCAATCATATTCCTGCCATACGCCTCGTAGCCCTCTTGGCTAAAGGACGTAATCGCTAGATACTTCATAGTGCGCCTCTGATTTTAGATCGGTTCGTCGGACTGCGGTGCGGGGACAGGATAGACTTCAGGCTCTGGCTCAGGCTCTGGCTCGGGCTTGGGCTTCGCCTTCGACTTTGGCATTGCCTTGACGCTGGACCGCACTTGCCCCACAAGGTCGCGCAAAGCCATGTGCCGGGCGGCTTCCTCGCACAGCGTATTCAACGCCGTAGCGTCAACAATTACTCGATTGCTCATAGAACCTCATCACTGATTGACTTCGGCTTTCGACCGGGTTTGCCCTTGACCTTCACCACTTGGCTGCCGCCAATGACGGGCACTTCGCGCGTTTCAATTTCGGCTTCCTCCGGTGCCTCTACGGGGTCAGAGATAGCGGTTGTGAACTCGCTCTCTTTGGGGTCGTAGGTTGTGATCGTAAGGCCCGAACGTGCTTCGAAGGCACGTTGCGGGTCGGCGTATGCGGGCGAGTTGGGGTTGTGCTTGCGATCTTCTTCGATACGCTCTTGCTGCCGTTCCAGCGCCACCATAGCATCCGGGGCTGAACCTCCGCGCATGGAGACAAGTTGCCATCCTGACCAAGCACTGAGGTTATCAGCATACTTGGTCTGATTGACAATCTTTGTTCGACCTGTCGCCTTATGGCGTAACTTCACTGTCGGCAGTTGCATGTCACCCTCTATCCATAAATCTTCTTGTCGATAGGCTTGGGAATCCAAACCTGCATCACAACCCGCTTCGGTTCATGACGGTGCATCATGTAGATGCGATTGGCCACAGCCATGTCGTATGCCTGTCCGACCGTCATAGGGGCCATCGGATATGTTTTCCATAGGAGCGGGCGCACTTCACGGTTACGCTCACCAATGTCGATCCAAGTGTTGAAAGCCAAGGTCATGTGCCATACTCTCCGATAACAGATGCGCTTGTAGACTGCTTGAGTCTGCATTTATCGCAGATGCGATTATGCGCGCCATCACTATCAAAGACTTGCGAACACGACAAGCATTTTTTTGGGATTTTTGGTTTAATTTCTAAAGAAAAAGCGTCCATTTCCCATTTTATTTGGACATGCGTCACGTCCCTGCCAAGCGCCTGAGCGATTTCAGGGATCGTGAATCCCGCACGTTTCCAATCACGCGCTTGGCGTAAATCCCACTCCGTCCAATAGCCTATGTCGGGGGGTGGCTTATTATGCCGCGCCATGATCTCCGCAGCGCCAATAAAAAAACTTAATCTGCATCAAACCGTTCAGAGGAAAAGTCCAGAGGAGGACGCACATAGAGGATAGCGTCGCTTCTATGCTCGCTTTGCTTTTTCATGTCAATATCAAAATCACTCTCGCTGTCAAAAGCCTCAACCCATGCTTGGCAAAGTCGGCTGCGAACAATATCCTTACTGTTGAAGCGGCAGACCTCAGCGCCAATCTGGTATCGCTTCGCCAAAGCAACTACGTAGGTTAGGCCAGAGTCGCGGATATCGCTCTGCTGGGGATCGCCCGAGATGATAACCTTGCAATCGCCAAGGCGGGTGACAAAAAGGCGCAACTGCTCCTTGGTGCAGTTCTGCGCTTCGTCAAGCAGGACGATAGCGCCGCCGTCGAAAGTGCGGCCTCGCATGAATTGGAAAGGCGCGAACTCAATGGTCCCCTTACGAAGCCATTCTTGTGCGCGCACTTTGCCAACGAGCTTTTCAATCACGTCTATAATAGGGATCGCCCATGGCGTGAACTTCATATTGAGGTCGCCAGGAAGGAAACCAATATTCTCGCTGCGGTCAGAAGAAATCATGGGTCGAGCGACGATGAACTTCCTGCATCGTTCTGCCAGTATCTCTTGCACGGCGTAATGTGTAGCGAGGTAGGTCTTGCCTGCGCCTGCGGGGCCTAACGCAAATACTTGCTGGTATTTCTGAATTGCTGAGAGATACTTGGATTGGGCAGGGTTTTTTGGAGAAAGAGGAGCAAGACTAAACTCAGGCGCTTGGGTTTTGGGGGTCTTTGTGGCTTTGCGGGTCTGGCGCTTCTGAGATTTGGTCAGACGGATTGCGGCCACTGAAGTCTCCTATGCAGGTTTAGCCACTAAAAAGTAGAAAGGTTGATAGCACTAAGCAATGCCTTGACTTACCTTTCTCGCTTAAACGAATATCCTCGGCCTTAAAAAAAATGCCGCCACTTTTTTGTGGCGGCACATTTTTCAATACATACCGAGCGCCTTTAGGTAGGCGTCTCGAATTGCCTCGCGCTCCTCTCGGTCGTCCCTGTCTTCCGCGCGCATCTTGATAACTTCGCGGATGACCTTGGGGTTAAAACCTGCTCCCTTAGCCTCTGCCATGATATCCTTGATAGCATCTTGGATATCCTTCTTTTCTCCATTGAGGCGTTCGATACGCTCAATGATAGAAAGAAGTCGGTCAGAGGAGACGGAGTTGTGGCCTACTTCAGACATGGGGCTTAGTCCTCGTGGTTGATGGTTGTTGCGTTGTTCGCCAACATGGCGATACGATTCTCAATAAACGCAAAAATCTTTGGCGCTCGTGTCGGCAACTCAGCTAGTCCTGTGCCAAGACCGTCCGTGGGCACCACTACCGTCTTTCCTATCATCATGAATGAGTATGCGATAGTAAGCGGAAACCGGATGGCATCCTCGACAAACTCAAAGTCTTCATCCTTAAAATAAGACGCTTTTTGCGTATCTGGTGCCCACTTTGTAGGCACCCCAAAGCAATTCGGGTGATCCCGCATAACTCTTGCCTGTCCACCGTAGCCTTGGCGCCGCATATTGTCACCAAAAAGAAAAAGCGTATTCGGGAACCTTTCAAGCACATCTCGCTTAGAGATGTGCTTCTTGAAGATAAGCGTTCCTGTCATTTTCTATACCTTTTACCAGACCAGCCTTCAGCCTTGACGGGCAGCCCTGCCGCCCAATCGGGCGTGGCGGCTACCAACGCTTCATACTCTGCCACGCTTCCGTAGCCCTCGTCAACCTCGGAAACCACTTCGTCATGAACTGTCAACAACACGGGATAGTTGTGTTCCTCAAGTCGGAACATTGACGATATCATGAGGTCGCGCGAAACGGCTTGCACGACATTCTCGGTAAAGGTGCCAGGGCTTATGGTGGCGCGTTCCCACTTGCGGGTAAGAGCGTTAACAGCGCTGATCTCGACGCCGTTCTTCATCTCGCCCCAAGGCGTCTTGACCTTGCAGACGCGGGCTTCTGGGTAGTTGAGCGCACGGCCTGACGGTAGAAGCAAGCGCAAGTTGCCATCGCGCATCCTAAACTTCATGTTCCGCAGCGTGACCACGCTGTTGGGGTTGCTGATCGCCCGCATCGCGGCGCGCTCCAAGGCATACCAAAATTTGGGGATTTGGCTGTAGGTTTCACGATACAAAGTAACGACGCGCTTGTATTCTTCTTCTTCCAAGAAAATCTGGTCCTTGGCGCAAGTCAAAGCGAACTTAGAGGCGCCCATGGCGTAGCCCAGACCCAATATACAATTATGAACAATTAAGGGTCCGCGATCCGTGTGTATCATGAACCTGTTGCGCGGCCCCGCATTTACAAGATCGTAGACGGGCTTCAAGGTCTTGGATTCTACGTTGCAGTTCCCCGACACTCCGCCTATTGTTGACGTTATCTTTACGGGAGACAAACCGCAAATTTCCGGGGAGATAGCCGAGATTGTTGTCAGCCCTATCAAGCTCAAACTCAGGGACATCCCAGTTTTCAAGACTGAGCAGATACTTGAGAAATCCCCTTCGGTCTTTGATCCAAGGCTCGTAGACACGCAAACCCCGTCCACCATAATGCGCGTATCCTGAATCGTTGGGATTGCAGCACCTGTTGATGATCGCAGATATCCGGTTAAGGAGCCGCGTCCTATGGTCATCTTCGGGGCAAATATCCGCATAACCCCAAAAATTCTTTCGCGTAGTTCCGCTTTTAGTGTTGGCGCACAGCGCGCATCGCGTGCTGGTGAAATTTCTATACGAGTTATTTGGCACGGAGTATTCTCCGGGGCTGCAATCGCACTGGACAATAAGGCCCGCGATCCCTCCCCTGACTCCAATAAAATATCCGGTGACGGTAAGTTTCCCGCTGCGGTGGCCAATGCTAGGGGTAGGGAATCTCTGTCTTGCGCCAGAAACCCGGCGTCCAACCAACTCGTCCCGCACAACACTCGATGATCCGGAGTCAACCAAATCCCGCACAAAGGCAACACGCTTCGCGTGCAATTCGACAAGACTCCCAGATGCTCTACCCATTCTTCACCGTCCCAAACTTTCATATCAAAAGTGATTTGTTCTATCGGGACAAGCCCGTGGTCCGTATATACCAGAGTCCCTTCGGCAATGCACGCCTTTCCTAGTTGCCTCTCTTTAGGATTGTCCTTTTTATTAAGAGGTTTTTTATAAACCAGGCTCGCAAAGTTGCAGTAAATGTCATCGCCGTCTGCAAACTGGTCAACAAGGTCTTGCTGCCCCGCCAACCACGCCAGAACTCGGGCTTCGATGGCCGCAAAGTCTGCCGCGTAAAGGACTTTACCTTCCGCCGCCATAACAAGGCTGCGGATCACATCAGCGGCTACGGTCTGCACTGGACCAAAGCACATCTCAATAAGGTCAATATCCCCCTTCTTAATATAAGGGATTGCGTCTTCGGGCTGTTTGAGGATTTCAGGGCGGGGTAGGTTTTGCAACTGAACGCCCTTACCCGAGAAGCGGCCTGTCGATGCCCCGTGGTAGAGCAAGTTGCCGTGGATGCGGCCTTCGCTGTCAGCCATGTTGAGGATGGCTTGCAGCTTCTTGGTAGAGGACTTGGCGCCGATCTGGCGTATCTCTAGGGCTTCGCGCACCTGTGGCGGTAGCGACGTGTCCTTGAGCGCGTTCACGATGCCTTGCTTATCGAGGCTCGTGAAATGGCAGCCTTGCATACCGAACCACTGGATCATCTTGTCACGTTGGTTGATCGTGGTGACAAGACCATTAGTGATTTTAGCGATACGCTCGTTAAGCCGCCCACCCGCCTTCTCCACCAACTCCAAGGCCATGCGCGTAGTTTCAAGGTCTACGCTTATACCTCTGTCGTTGATAGTTTGGTCAAGCAGATAGACTTGCCGCTCCGATGGAGAAAGCGGGTAAAGTTTTGTCTCGGCTAGGCGCTCCGCCTCTACGTCCGTGCGGCAATATTGATATAGTTTTTCAAGGCGCGCGAGATATTCGGCACGCTGCTTTTCGCGTGTCGCTTCTGTCTTGCCAGTGATTTCAAAGTCGTCCCACCAACGGACGTGGGCGAGATCGTCGTCATCGTCATCTATCACGCGACTTTCTGCCCCTTCCTTGGCTTCGTCATCTTCAACATGTGCCTGCTACCTTCCATGTCCTTTTGGATCGGCAGGCTAAGTGCCTCACCAAGCCCTTCTAGTGACCGTGGAAGGGCCATGGCTGCGGCCATAGCAGCCGTGCAGAACCATTGCTCCAACGCCACAGGGGCGCAGCCGTAGCGCGCTACGGCGATGTTCTTGGTAATCAGGCGTTCGAACTGCGCGTTGTGCGCAAAGATCGGAAAGCCCTGCCTGATATGCTCGTTCAGTTCCACGGGCCACGGGAAGTCTGGCGTCCATATCTGGACAGGCTCGTTATTGCGCGCAAACCCCATGCACAGAATGTCGGTGCTGGGGTGTTCGGCATAGCGATAGACGCCAACGAGTTTAAGGTTGGCGGTGGATTTGGTTTCGTAGTCGATGTGATATGTGGGTGTATCGTGCATTGGAAAAAAGAAGGGGCATTTCTGCCCCTTCTCCTTCTACCTCAGAACAAGTCCTTGGCATCGCCTTCGCTGATATTGTTACCCTCAACATCATCAAAGTCGTTGTCCGCGCTGCGTCCGCCGCCCGTGGCGATGCGCTCGCCATCGTCAATGAACTGCACGTTGTTCAGGCCGAACGACACGCCCTTGTTGCCGCTGGTGTCATAAGCGAAAGCGTTGATGCTCGCGCGCACGAAGCAGCCAGGGTAGAGACGATCTTCGTCGGTGATGACAGGGAACTTGCCTTCGACCTTCTTGCGGTCCACCACCTTGGGCTGCTTCTTGCTGCTCACGGTGATGAAGATGCAATCGTCGTCAAAGCCAGCGGTGCCTTCCTTGTCGGAACCAGGACGGAAAGGCGAACGCACATTCTTCGGCGGCTTGTCACCAAACTTGGCCTTAGCAGCAGCGCCAGCCGCCTTCTTCAAGTTCTGGAACTCCGCTGTCTCCTGCGCGGCCTTGTCGAACACAAGAACGCAGGAAAACTTCGGCGTATTGCCATTGAACCCACGAGGCTCAAACAGAGCGGGGAAAGCAAGTCGAGCCTTGGGGGTAACTACATTAGTCTCGCTCATCTGAGCGTTCTCCTTGGAGCCGGGTTAGCGTGCATTTTGCCCCTTGTGCGCGCACACCATTGCCCAGCCACGATGTTAAAGAGGGGCAAAATTATTCGTAGTTGCGAAAGCCGTCATGGTCCAACGCCAGCGTGTCATCAAACTCTCCGCCAATCTGGACCACAACTGCGGGCCGTTTGTCGGATAGCGATGCGATGGTGTTGCCTGAAGATACTGCCACAATGACCTCCGCCAGTCTATCCTTAATCGCCTTCTTCTTGCCAAGTTTTTCTTCGGCTTGAGCGGGCGAGATTAGCTTGCGCGTGAAGATGTCGTCATCTTCAAGGCCCATGCTGTTCAGGAGGTCGATGGCGTCGTCTTCGCTTTGCCACTTGCGCTGCGCCCGCTTGGCTACGAGCTTGTAGCCGGGGACAGCGCCGCCCTGCTCCAGCTTACGCTGTGCGTAAGCCTGGACAGAGTTGATCCACCCCTTAAACACATCAGCCTTGGCAAGAATCTGGCCGATCTGTTCTTCGCTCAGGCCCTCGGGCTCAGGAGGCAAAAAACCATCGTCAAACTCCGCCTGTGCCAGCGCCACAGCCTGTTCGTGCAGGCGTGGGCACTTGGGTTGGGCCAAGCAGAAGCGGCAGTGGTCGCCTGCGTTAAGGGCGGCATCAGCTTCCTGCGTCTTGTGTGCTGCGGCAAGAAGGTCGTCCGCGAACTCGATGCGGAGCGAATAGGCGTCCGTCTCGAAAGACCTGATATGCCCGTCAGCATGGCGGTAGCGGGGCTGCACGATGACCATGCGGATATGGCGCGGGAAGATGCCTTCCTGCGCCTCCAAAGCCAACATGGCGCCTAGTGCGTAGTAGGAAAGCTGTGGGGAGTTCTGCACCTTCACAGGCACGCCAGCGCCATACTTCAAGTCCATCACGGTTAGGCGCTTTTCGCGTTCATTCCAAATGACCGCATCCGCTGTGCCAAACATCGGGACAGGAGGATTAAGAGCCTCTAGCGTAAACCGTTGTTCAATGAACAGTTTGTTGCCTTCGGCTTCGGCCAACACAGCGTCAACATAGACCTGCACCGCCTCAGCCATATCTTCCGTGACTTCGAAGCCCTCGATCTCCTGCTCTAAAAAGTCAGAAGCAGGCTTGCCTTGGCGCAAGCACATCTCTGCCAACTCGTGTGCTGCGGTGCCTTCGCGTGCATATTCAGAGGAGATGTTAGGCATCCCCTCAGATAGATTGACAGAACCGGGGCAGGCTATCCACCGGGAAGCTGAACTCGCGCCCAAGGAAGCATGGGCGCGATCAGCATGGACAGGCAGGTTAGACATTGACGATAGCCCTCGTCACGGCGCGGTAGAACTTCATGCACGCCTCGCCGTCAAAGTCGGATACCTTGACCCTGCCTGTCGTATCCACAATCTCCTTACGAGTCGCGTCCGTGCCGATTTCCGAGATACGCGCGGAAAGCAACTCGCGGCAATACTTGCGTGCTTCCTCAAGATTGGCGGCGAACCAACCGTCCTCAAACATGGGGAAAGCGCGTTCTTCCACATCAAACTTGTCGCTGTGGTATGCGTCCATTTCGTCGGTGATTTCGGCAGTTAGCGTGGCTTCTTCGGTCGGCTGCGGCTCCTCAACCGCCACAGAGACTACCGTAGAAGCGTCCGTCTTGCGCGGCCTGCCACGCGGTCGCTTTTCGCCAGTAGAGGCAAGCGTCAGCGTGCTTTCAGGCTGACTTGCCACGCCCACCACAGCTTCACCAAGGCTTACGCCCCCAAGAAGGTGGATAGCGTCGTTGGAGATTTTGTAGATGCCTTCGATTGCCGTCTCGGCAATCCGTGCAATCGCTTCGTTGCGGTCCATCTTCTATCCCTTAGAGCATGATTTCGCTGATTTGCTTTGACTTACGTATGATAACGCGGGTCAAATCTTCATCAATCGAGCCCGCCAATACCACGTATCTGGCAAGCACGCTAGAACTTTTTTGGCCGATGCGATGCGCCCGCGCTGCGGCTTGGACGTTCTCGGCTGGTGTCCATGAAGGTTCCATAATCAGAACATTGTCGCTCGCCGTCAGAGTGATGGCAGAGTTGGTGGCTGTGATCTGCCCAATAAATAGGCGAACTTCGTCGTTGCTTTGGAAGTCATCAATCGCCTTCTGCCGTGCATTGCGTGCGGTATCTCCTGTAATCACGACAGGGGAGAAGGCTTTGAGCTTTTCTGCTATTTGCGAAATAACCTCGCGGTGATAGCAGAACAAGATGATCTTCTTCGCGCCATTCTCCAATTCTTCTTTGATGAAATCACTTGTCGGCTCTACCTTCGCAATCCCGACAGCGCGGCGCAAAGAAGCGAGGGCTTGCTTGTCCGCATTGCGGAGAATATCGTCTGATAATGTGCCATCTTTGTTATGATAACTCGCTGCCGCTGCGGCCAGGACAGCTTTGACTTCTGAGATGGCTTGGGTCTTCTCAAGCGCCATCACTTCCTTGAGCGCGGACTTGGGCGGCTCAAGGACAATTGTGCCCCATTGTAGGGCAGGCAACTGCGTCAGAACTTCTTCTTTTTTACGTCTGATGAAGAAACCATCAATACGTTGGCGCAACTCGCCTGTGTTTTTGTTGCCTTTAATGCGTTCGACTGTTCTCATACCGAAATGCAGTATGTCCAGAACGCAAAAGTGTTTTACGAATTGGGCATACGTCATACGTCCATCTGGCGTTTGTAGCCGCTCGGAGGCTAGTGCGCGTAAGTGCGTGTAGATTTCAGAAGCATTATTTGGCAGCGGAGTGCCAGTCAGAATCCAAGTGCGTTTGGTAGCGGCTAGGATGCCTCCTTGGCCGTTGAGCCTTTCGCCGTAGACCGCCTTTGTGCGCAGAGCCGTCCTGTTCTTGAGCGCATGGGCCTCATCAATGATAAGGAGGTCATACTCCTCTATATTAAGAATTTTAGCGCGGAGGACAGGATTGGCGAGCATATCATAGCTGACGATAACCACATCTGCTTCGAGTGGAATTTCAGACTTGATATTTTTAATCACGAAAGTTGTTCGTGGAATTATCTGCCAATTTAGCATTTCGCGCTGCCAGTTGATCCGCGCCACAGCAGGGCAGACAACAAGGATGCGCTTTAGATTGAGCGCGTCGGCAGCGCGAATGGCTTGCGCCGTCTTGCCAAGCCCCATGTCGTCAAAAAGACCGGCATTGGCTTGATCGGTCTTCTTGGCGACGAGGAAATTGACGCCTTCAATCTGGTAAGGGAGAAGGCCCGCTTGCCAATCAGGCATTGCTTAGCCCGTAGTAAGCCAAGAGCGCACTTTCTGCCCTGCCGTCATCCTTCACGCGCTTGAACAAATCTACCTTGTCGGGGAACAACGCCATCGCCTTTAGACGCGCGCCTCCCTTATCAGCAGGGATGTCCATGCGCCGCTTCCACGTTGCTGGGTGGACAAGCGTAGTGGGGATTTGAAGTGCCGCTAAGACGCCTTCAATCTGTCCGAGATTGCGCCCAAAAGAGAAAGCCCCGACAGCGCCTTCCCCCGGTCGAACGCCAACATTCTCAAGGAACGCCTTCTGCGGCGCCATCTTTTTTAGCAAGGCCACGAGTGCCGCAGGGGGCACGGTCCTGCGCTTCTTACCGTTGACGACAATTTCGACGGTCGGCATGTCCTCAATAGCGAGGACGTTGCCCTCTTGGCTGAGCAGCGCGATTGCGCCGCTCAGGCCAGGGTCAATACCAAGGATCAAAATACGTCGCCCCACTCGCCCTTGGTCGCTGCCTTACTATACTCGGTGGCGCGGTTCTCAAAGAAATTGGTATGCTCTGGCGCATTCAGCAACTCATCAAGCCAAGGTAGGGGGTTGTCCTTGACCTTGTAGACGGGCACCATACGCAACTGAAGAAGGCGCCTATCTGCGATGAAGCGGATATACTGCTTGATTTCATCCGCTGTCATGCCCTGCACGGGGCCTAGAGCAAACGCCAAGTCAATGAACGCATCTTCATGCTCTACGATAGTCTTGCAGATTTCGTAGATTTCAGCCTTGAGCGAGTCGTCAAAGAGACTTGGGTTTTCCGCGCAATAGGTGTGGAAAAGCCGGATGATATTCTCACAGTGTAGCGTCTCGTCACGGACGGACCAAGCAATGATCTGCCCCATGCCTTTCATCTTCCCGAAGCGAGGGAAGTTGAGGAGCATGGCAAAAGACGCAAAAAGCTGTAGCCCTTCAGTAAAGGCTCCAAAGGCTGCAAGCGTTTTAGCTACCTCTCGCGGATTATCCGTTGAGAAGCTGCTAAAGTAGTCATACTTGTCACGCATCTCCTTAATCTGCATGAAAGTAGTATATTCGCTTTCAGGCATACCAACCGTGTCAAGGAGATGCGAATAAGAAACTACGTGCGTCGTTTCGCTATTCGCAAACGCCGTCAACATCATAACCACTTCAGTCGGCTTGAAGATGGGCAGGTAGTTGTGGACATAGTTCTCCGCCACGGAAGCGTCAGCTTGCGTGAAGAAGCGGAAAATCTGTGTCAGCAGATTCTTTTCAGAAGGTTCTAGGCGCTTCTGCCAATCCCGCACATCGTCAGCCAAAGGCACTTCCTCGGGAAGCCAATGGATACGCTGCTGCTGAAGCCAAGCGTCATAGGCCCATGGATAGCGGAAAGGCTTGTAGCCGATAGACGCAGTGGTGAGAGACATGGCGTTCCCTTTCCAGGCTTAGTGGTTTTGCAGGACGCGCAACTTACTACCCCTTGACGGCGCTGGCAAGTGCTTTCCTATTGTGTTTGAGCGATGCCATATGGTAGGGAACAGGATAGGCCCTGCTGCTGATTTCCAAGGGACATCTGATGCCAATTACCCTTTCGCTCTACAACCATACCGTTGCGCGTTTTGCGTCGGGTGCCAACGCCGCCAGCGACACATATAAGTTTAAGCTGCTGACTGCCGCGACTTTTGACGCGGCTCATACAACTCTGGCTCAGACGGGCGGAACCCAATCTGGTTCTTCGACTGGATACCCTGCTGGTGGCGTCACACTGACTGGTGTTTCCATCGTGGTGGTTGCCCTCAATGCGGCTCGCTTTGATGCTGATGATATCGGTTTGACTGCGACGGGCGGTTCAATTACTGCCAGTTATGGTATCCTCTATAACGATACTGATACAGACGATCCTCCGGTTGCATTTGTGGATTTTGGTGGATCGCAGGTAGCCACCAACGGCAGCCCCTTCAACGTGGTCTGGAATGGCTCGGGTATCGTCACTTGGGTCACGGATGATACTCCTCTCTATACGCTTCCTGCTGCAACCGCCAATAACCTCGGTGGCGTGCGCGGTGGCGCCAACCTAACCCTCAGCCAAGACGGCGTTCTTAGCCTTAGCAGCACCAACGTCATTTCCGCCCTCGGCCTGACGCCAGTTAATTCGGCAGGGGCCGCTGCTGCGGCTCCGGTGCAATCCGTGGCTGGTCGAACTGATGCGGTGGTGTTGGGCGCGGGGGATATTATTTCCGGAACCTTTGACGCCGCGCGTCTGCCTTTAGCCACAGGTAGCACGGCGGGGGCAGTCATTGGCGGTTCAAACCTAAGTCTCGCTGGCAATGGCACGCTTAGCCTTAGCAGCACCAATGTCATCAACGCACTTGGCCTAACGCCTGTCGATTCGGCAGGGGCCGCTGCGGCTGCTGCTGCTGCGCTCAATTCATCCCTGCGCCTCTACGTGACGACCACAGGTAGCGACAGCAATGCGGGCACATCCCCTGCGTTGCCCAAGCGCACTATCAAGGCTGCCGTGGAATCCGCTGCTGCGGGCACAACGGTTTTTGTTGAATCAGGAAACTACGTAGAACAGAACCCAATCAATTTCCCTGCGCGTGTCTCCCTTGTTGGGGATAATCTGCGTCGCGTGGATGTCCGCCCAACCAACCCTACTCTTGATATTTATCATTTGCGGTCGGGTTGCTATGTCTACGGCGTTACATTTCGCGACCATGCCGCGCCCGCATACGCTTGCGCCTTCCCATGCGCCACGGCACGCGCAACGGTTAATGGCAGCGGCGTCATCACGGGCCTGACACTGCTTTACAGCCCGTCTGGATACTCGTCTGCCCCTGAGGTATGGATTGAGCCTCCGTTCAACGGGGGCACGCAGGCGACCGCGACAGCAAATATGTCGGGTGGCCTGATTACAAGTTTCACGATAGTGGAAGGCGGCTCTGGATATGATGCGGCTGATCGCCCTTGTGTCTCGATTAAGGACCCATCTCCGCCTTCCATCACAAGTTCGCCTTATATACAGAACTGCTCGTCCATCACAGGGCCGTTTGACACGACAGGCGTGGCCTTTGCCTCCAACCTAATCGTGCCGCCATACGATGAAAATAACGTAGCGGGCACAGGGCGTATTGTTGATCCTCGGGGTGCCGGTGGCGGCATCCGTGTGGATGGGCAGGTGGTGGCGAGCGGTAGTCCGCTAACCAGTTTCGTGGCTGATGCCTTTACTCAGATTAACCAAGGTGGCCCTGGCCATCTAGTTCTAAATAAGGGCTACGCGCAGTTCGTTTCTTGCTTCACCACATTCTCGCATACGGGTTACGAAGCACGCGCAGGTGGTTTCGCCAACGTCTCAAATAGCGTGCTTGACTTTGGCACTTACGGTTTGCGTGCGCGGGGCTACTACCCTGTGGCACAGGTAAGCGGCACGGCGGACGCCAATCTTCGCAGCACGGTTGCTGGCTTCACGGTTACGAATGGCGGTAGCAACTACACCAGCCCACCCACGGTTGCAGTTTCTGGCAACGCTACGGCAGTCGCAGTTATTGAAAATGGCGCCGTGGTCGCTGTGAACGTCACGTTCGCTGGTAGCGGCTATACGAGTGCGCCTAGCGTCTCGTTCTCGGGCGGCAACGGTTCAGATGCCGCGGCTTCGGCACAGTTGGCGAGTTCTGGCAGCATTACGGTCGCGGGGCTTTCACGTCGCCCCGATGTAGGCACTACGGTTGCCAAGATCGGTGGTAATTTCTATTCAATTACAGGTGCATCGCCGCTTGTTGGCGGTAAAAGCACGCTATCCGTCTACCCAGGTATCCCGGCTGTTGACGCGGGTAACGCCGTTGACGTTTATGACGTTTCATTGATTACATCTGGCTCCCTTGTCACGGAATATGTGGGGAGTGGTGTCACTTACAACGCACTTCCCAAATTTGGCGGCATCCCAAACCCAACCAATGCTGTCTCAACCACGGCACCTGGGCGCATCTACTATGCGATGCTGACGGAGACGGGCAATTTCTCTATTGGTCCGTTCTTCTCCGTGGAGCAGTCTACGGGCACGGTGACAATTAATAGCGATCAATTCAATTTGGGTGGCCTTTCAGCTATTGGGCCTTTCAAGCGCAATGGTGTCGCCGTTGGCGTGCAGTTGCAAGAAGTGTCAAACAACGCCACGCTTCTTGCTAGCACGGGCCAGAACGACGGTAATACGGCGCCGACGCAGTTCGCCGTCAAGACTTATGTGGATGGCCGCACGCTTGATAATCTGGCTGACGTGGTGGCAACGAGCCCCACGAGTGGTCAGGTGTTGGCGTGGAGCAACGCCAATCAGCGATGGGAGCCTAAGAGCCTTGCCGTAGCGGATGTATCTGGCGCGGTGCCTGATACGCGCAGCGTCTCCACGGGGACAGGCTTGAGCGGTGGTGGCGCTCTCTCCGCTGACCGCACTCTAGCCCTTGCTAATACCGCCGTTACGGCGGGTGCTTATGGCACTGCATCTGGGGTCGCGACGTTCACTGTTGACGCGCAGGGCCGCTTGACCAACGCTTCTACTGTGGCCATCACCCCTGCGGGGATCGGTGCTGTGCCTGATACGCGCAGCGTCTCCACCGGGACGGGCTTGAGCGGTGGCGGCGCTCTGTCCGCTGACCGCACTCTAGCACTCGCTGATACCGCCGTTACGGCGGGGGCTTATGGCACCGCGTCTGGGGTGGCGACGTTCACTGTTGACGCGCAGGGCCGTTTGACCAACGCTTCTACCGTGAGCATCACCCCTGCGGGGATCGGTGCTGTGCCTGATACGCGCAGCGTCTCTACCGGGACG